GCTTAGAATTTCACGTCGGGAGACCCTTGGATAAACTATCCACCGTCTAATATTGTTACACTTTTTTTGCGGTACACTAAGGCCAGCGCAACCCATTCGTGGTAGTGTCTCATAAATTTTTTTTTAGCCTTTTTTGTCAACACTTGCCGTGTGTATTTTCTGTAGCTTGTATGGACAAACAATGGCATAACTTATCAGATGCGGATGCCGACATACTATCAGATGCTATAGTTCAAAGCGAAGAATACGCCGCCAAACTTGCAGTTTTTCGCAGTGGCCTAATCCCGCCAGAAGATCGCTGGTTACAGATCAGCGCTCACGACATTTATGACAAGCTTAGTGAACGTGAGTTAGCTGTATTTGAGCTACGCACACTGCAACATACATTCCCGGTAATTGCAGACGCTCTGGAGATTAGCGTATCCAGTGCCAAAACATACTGGCGACGCTGCCTTGCCAAATGCAACAAGGCGTTTATGTCAACTAACGATGGTAATAATGATGGGTGTTAAATACGATATAGATGGAGAAAAGGTTCGCATGCTTGCGAGCTTTGGTTGCTCCTACAACGACATTGGTAAATACTACCAGTGCAGCGAAAGCGTAATACGCAAGCGATTCCGCGCAGAATACGAAGGCGGAAGAGAAGAACTCAAGCTTTCTTTGAGAAAAAATTTAATAAAAATGAGCCTTGAGGACCAAAACACTAGCGCGAGCATCTTCCTCGCCAAAAATTTTCTTGGCATGAGCGACAAGACCGCAGTAGACCTAACTGGAAACATCGAAAGCGTACTCAAGGAGTGCGGCTTTGAGGAGAATCCAATTGATCAAGCAGATAATCAACAGAGAGAAGCTCTGGCAGCTCTTGGGGTATCACCCGACACCACACCAACGGCGAATACATAGTAGTAAAAAGAGATTTCGCGTTTGCAATCTTGGTAGACGTAGTGGCAAATCGTATTTAGCGGCCCATGAAATCATACCGTGGCTTTTAACACCCAACACGCGTGGCTGGATCGTAGCTCCTAGTTACAACCTAGCTCAAAAAGTAGCTAGAGAGGTCAAGCGAATTGTTATTCGTGAACTAAAACTACCCTTAGAAAGCAAAAAGGAAGTCAATGGCGACTTGTACTTTATGCGCCTATCCGGTCTAAACTCAGAATTAGCAGTAAAATCTGCGGATTCACCTGAGAGTTTGATCGGTGAAGGTATTTGACCCGGAAGGGTCACTTTTAAAATATCGATTACTTAGTTATAGATGAGATGGCGTTAATCAGCCGTCAGACATATGAAATGTTTTTAAGACCTACCCTAGCAGATAGGCAAGGCTGGGCGTTATTCTGCTCCACTCCCAGATCCTACAATTATTTTTACAAACTTTGGAAACGTGGTGATGACCCAAAGTATCCAGATTGGGAAAGCTGGCAAGTACCGAGCTGGGAGTCGCCATTTTTTAAAGATGACATTGAACAACTAAAAAGGACCTTAACTCGTGAAACTTTTTTACAAGAAATATCAGCCGAATTTGTCTCATTTGCGGGAGCTGTATTCAACTTCGATCGCTTTACCCAAGTTAAAAAAAGACTCAAGTACAACCCGGAGCTACCTACCTATGTGGGAATTGATTTCGGTTACAGGACATCCTGTGCAGTGGTACTCCAGTGTAAAAACTACCCAGACAGGCTATCAGATCTGTACCAAATAGACGAAATATTTTTAGAAAACAGTAAAACGGAAGATCTGGCTAAACTGATTAAAGGATTGCCATATCCCATAACTGCGTATTTTGGGGATCCAGCGGGATTGGGTTCAAACTTGCAAACCGGAATCAGTGATTACCAAGTATTTGCACGTCAATACGGTATACGCGTTCGGTGTAGAAAGGACAAACAGAGCCGTGATGTGATCAATCGCATTAGTCATATGCGACGCTGGTTTGAAGATGCCAATGGCGACACACATTTTTTTGTAGCTGAACGTTGCAAGAAATCGATTAGTAGTTACGAAAACTATCGCTATCCGACACACAAGGAAGACCAGCAACTACGCGAAGTCCCACTTAAAGATGGTGTGAATGACCACATAAACGATTGCTTGGGTTTTATTCTTGTAAACTTATTTCCTATTAAAAGTAGAACAGCTGGCATAATCGAGTGGTAATATTACAAAGTCTATCTGAAAACGCAATTCAAGAGTCTCTTAAGGAGCATTTAGGTTACATTGAAGATGAGCGCACAAAAGAGCGCGACTTCATGCTTGATTTTTACGAAGGTATAAACATCGACCACTATGTTGGGGATTATTTTAGTCGAGAAACACTCCGGCAAGTCCCCATCATGCAAGGCAATATTACTAAGCGCGTAGCGTCCTTAATTGCAATGACCTACAAGCGCTCACCTCGATTACGTGTCAATGATCGCTACAAAGAATTAGTAGACCTAGCAAACTTACAGGCACAGCGACGTTTGTTAGAGCGTTTGACGTTTTTACTTGGCACAATGGCATTTCGCAGTTACTGGGATGAAAACGTTGGAAAAGTTAAATATCAAGTGCTAAGTCATTTTACTCCGCTTTTTGTAGCGGGGGATAGCCGTGATGAACCAGTTGGAGTAACTTACCCGATAGAATACCAAGGCAATGCACGGCTGGACACTCCAGTTCACGCGGTGTGGACTAAAGATACACCAGCTGGAGCCGGAATGCACTATCTGGTGGACCAACATGGAGAAAAAATATCTGTTAATGAGCAAGATCGCAATCCTTATGGTGTATTGCCGATTACCTTTTGCCATCGCTACCCGCCAATACGTGATTTTTATGCGGGAAGTGGCGCAATGGATGTCGTAACATGTGATTTGGCTACCTCAGTGGCCATGCATGAGCTGCAACTTTGTACAAGGTATGGAGCGATGGGGATCAAGTATCTTACGAATATCGACGATGCATCTCGTGTAGAGATTGGAGTGGATAAACTGTTATATCTTCCACAAGATTCCGACCTGAGAGTTACGTCGCCCGGTGGTTCGCTTACAGAGATTATCGAAAGCATACGATTTTTTGTCGAAGCCACGCTAAACAACAATCATATCCGAGCAAAATACGCCAGAAATGACTCTGGAAATGCGCCTTCGGCAGCTAGTTTGCAAATTCTGGAGCTTGAATCCACAAATAATAATATTGCAATGACCGAAGATACGTGGCGTCCTTGGGAGTCACGTAGATATGAAGTCGATCGAAGAATTTTACAAGTAGAAGCCAACGCCGACCCCGGACCTGAATACTCAGTAGACTTTTTAGAGCCAAATTACGCCGTAACTCCAGAATCAGAGATCCAACTGTGGGATTGGCGTCTGAAGAATGGTCTTGCAACCAAAAAAATGTGGTTTATGTATAACAACCCGGATTATAATGAGGATGATCTTCGTGAATTTGAAGAAATGCAAGCCGAGCAAGAACCGCAACAACCAGAAAATCGTCTACTAAATAGATTGCAGAGTTAGTTATGGCCGTCATAGATGACGCCGTACAAAGCTATCTCGCATCATTAGGAGTTGCTGAAGATGAGTTTATCAAAGACATACAAGAAATGGAAGAGAGTGGTCTATCTGGAGAGGAAATACTGGCTGCTCTCGCTACGCTTAATGTTGCGACCTATCTTATTGAAGATCTGGGTATGTCTGCCGCCATCAACACCCAAATGGATTTCACGGAACAGCTTCTGGATGATCTGCCGTTTTTTGGGAATATCACCGAAAACCAACTCGTGGCTCTCCAAAATGTACAACGATCATCCATTGTCAAGTACACAGAACACTTAGGAGAGCGGATACGTCAGGAGATTATCACTGGTACGCAACTGGGTCTTAGTGCCGATGATATAAAAGATCGATTAGCTAGATCTGTGAATGTCTCCAGAATCGATACGGTCATTGATACAGCGATGACAAATTATCAACAGCAAGTGATCTACACCATGACCGAAGAGTTCACAAACGAAACACGATGGGTGTATGAAGGTCCATTGGATAATAAAACACGCCCTGTATGTCGTGAAATACTTGCAATGCAACCCTTTACTCGTGATGAGCTAGAAAGTCGATTCTCTGGTGCTTTTACAGACCGAGGAGGACCAAACTGCCGACATCTCATCGTCCCATTGTCGTCTGGAGTAGAATATAGTGAGAAGCGCGCACAGGCACGCAACGAAATCAAGCAAAAGAAGCGATCTGGAAAATATAAAAAGCCAGAGACAATAAAAGAATATTATGAGCGTACTAAATCTTAAAGAGGTAATGAAGTTTACCAAATCAGACTTGCAAGAGTTTGGCAAGGATCTGGTGCTTACGCATTTGTCACAGGCCAAAGAAGGTATTGACGCTGAAGGTAAAACGTTTGAAAAGTATACACCCAGATATAAAAGATTAAAAAAAGCACGCAAAGCCGCAAAGGGTCAATTTAGCACGCAAACCAACCCACCTAACCTCACGTTAACCAACGCGATGTTTCGGTCATTTAAGTTAATTAAAACAGCTGTAACGGAAGAATTAGCCATTGATTATGGTATTACTGATCCAGTACAGGCAAAGAAGATGATTGCCAACTCAAAAGGACGTTTTGGCAAGCCAACAAAGCGTAGCAGAGTTACGATTAGAAAAGACAAAGCCAGAGTCATAGCAAAGCGACAAAAGCTAGGACCAAAAGTAGAAAAAGCTATCCTGTTCAACTTTGCAAACAATATCAAGAAAAATTTAAAAAGACTTACAAACCGACCAACGATCATACGAATGTAAACAAGGAGGACAGTATGTCCGAAGACGCAACCAAACAGGAAGCGCCGCAGCCAGCGGAAGGTGTTGAACGACCACCTATAGAAAAAGCCGTCGCTCAAGAGGTGGCCCCTAAAAGCCAAGAACCAGTTGAACAGCAAAGCTCTGAAGTGAATCAACTGATCGCAGATGCGAAAAAGTACAGAAAGAGAAGTCAGAGCGTAGAAGCAGAACTCGCTACGTTGCAAAAACAGATTGCTAGTGATCGTGAAAAGCAAATGGAAGAGCAACAGCAATGGCAACAACTCGCTGAAGAACGTCAAGCACGCATTCAAGAGCTAGAGCCAATTGTCGAGCGAGCCAGATCTGAGGAAACGCAAATGCGTGAACAGATCCTCTCTACGTTCAGCGATGAAGACCGCGAAACATTTGGAGATTTACCGATGTCCAAGTTGCGCGCTCTTGCAAGTAAACTAACCAATAATGAACAACGTTTGGCTGTTGCATCTAACCCGGCAGTTCCAGCAAATGAAAATCTGAAAGATTGGACGAAGATGAATAAAAACGATCGTCAAAAAAACTGGACTTCCATTGTGAATATGTACGCCAAGCGCAAAAAATAAAAGGAGCCTAAAATGGCTTTAGACGTATTTGGTGGAGACGCCACCCAAGGTGCTGGTTCACATTTAGATAAAATGATCCCAGAGCTTTGGTCAGAAGCAATCATGCGCTATTTTGATAAACAGCTTGTTATGCGCCCATTTTTTGATGACTACTCAAGTCTTGTGCAAGGTAAAGGGGATGTAATCCACCTTCCATCTATACAAGAAGTAGCAGTTGGAAATAAAGTGGCTAATGACGGTGTTACTTATAGCGTAAACACAGAAACAGAGATTCAAATCTCAATCAATAAACACAAATTTGCCGCCAAACTTTTTGAGGATATAGCCTTGATCCAATCCAACGAACAGCTATTTGATAAGTATGCTGCTTCTATGGCTTACGGTCTTGCAAAAGCGGTGGATAGTGATATTATTACTGAGTTGAATTCTCTAGGTACTACTCAGGCGTTATCTGCGGATAACACACTTTCCAACGCAGATGTCGAAACTGCATTAGGTACATTGATGGCAAATGACATTCCAAAAGAAGAATGTGCTTTTTTTGTGAATCCATTGATGTATGCTGATTTACTAAACTCACGTTCATTTGTTGTGGGTGGTGGTAATGTCGGTGGTGCTGGTGCAACTGGAGTCGGATTTGGTGGAGATTTATCTGGTAATTTTCCAAGTTTATTTGGAATCCCAGTATTTCAAACCTCATTGATTTCTAGTGCAACAGGAACTGGCACTCATGCTGGTTACCTAGCTCATCGTTCTAGTGTAGCAGTAGCAGTTCAGAGCGACATTAGAATGCAGTCAGAATATTCTGTTGATTACTTAGGCACTAAGGTAGTTGCCGACGTGATCTACGGAGTAAAAGTAACTACTGCAAACCAAGTCAAAGGAATTGAGCTACTCAATCCGTAAGCTAGGATCAATGTGCAATGGGCGGTGTTTGTCATCGCCCATTGTATAATATAGAGGATATTATGATAGTATTACGAAAAGAAAACCATTACTGCCATGCTCACTCAAGAGAAAAGGCGCAAGAGCTTGTTAATGACGGATATGAAGTCATCAAAAACAAATTAGGCGGTCCAAAAATTGTAAAAGAGCAGCCAAAGAAAAAGATGACAAAAAAGAAAAAATAGTTTTTACGTCAGGCTCGTTCACGGTTTACCATTAACCTTAGAGATTAGGAGAATCAATGGCAACATCAAACCTTCATAGGTATACTGCTCAAGAAGCTTTAAACAGGCTTGGCGGCGGTGGATATGATTACGTCACCAACGCAACAGTAAACTCACACATCTACGTTGCAATACAAGCATTATCAGTTGATTGTGTTATATCTGCAACATCATCCGACACAGATATTTGGGACACATTAACAAGTGTTACCATTAAAGCCGGGCAAACTATTTACGGAGAATGGACTTCCGTTACAGTTGCAAGCGGCGATTTTGCAATAGTTTACAGGAGGTCAAGCTAATGGCTGATTTACATAAAAGATCCGTACAAGAAGCATTAAACGTCACCGTTGGTGGTGGATGGAGCGTGCAGACCGCTTTGACAGCGGGATCAGACGCAGACGTAGCCAATACTGTGCATAAACAGTTAGCAACAATGACAAGCACTATTGGCGTCCATTCAGCAGTAGAAATATATTTTAGTTTTGCAACCAGCGAAACAGATATCAATAAAAGCAATGATCTAATTATTCCAAAAAATACTATGATCTATCTCACAGTACCTCGTGGATTAGGCAACACTGT